TATTTCCACCTAAGTTGTCAAGTGGTTTAGATTTCTTTGCCTTCTTCTTCGTAACAGGTAAGTCTTCCTGTTTATATCTGTTTCTATATGTTTGATTGGCTGCTATGAGTAACAAAACGGCAAGAGGGTCAAACACAAAAATGATTACTATGATTACAGCCCTTACAGCTTTATCTATGAATGAAGGGTCTTCTTTATCATAGAACAACTCGGCGATGTATTTGATAGGACCAATTTCTGCCGCCAGTTTGTTTTCTTCGGCAAGTAAAGGCAGTTTATCATTTGAAATGCGTTTTAATTCTGCCTGTGTTTCCTGAATTTGAATATCAATCTTACGTGATGCAGTTGCTGGGTCACCAGCACGTTTCAGTAAATACTCCAATCTTTCACGAGCAATCTTTTCTTGTGTCTCTAATGTCTTTATTTGAACTGTGTTTGCACCAAGTGTTACGTTAGATTCAAGGTGTGCCTTTGACAAGTAACCAAATATACCCATTGAAGTTATTAACATCAACAAAATAATGGCACTTAAAAAATAGTAACGCATTATTCGCACAGTATCATTCCAATTGTTATATAGCCAAGATACTGTTACCAATTTTGATATTTCGAGGACAGAACCCATCAATATGATTGGCCAAAAAGAACCTGGAAATATCTGTGCAAGACCAATCACAGAATAGTATGCAGCTATTCCAGATAAACCGATTGCAGTTAAAAATGGTAACAATGTTTGTAACATATTTTTTTAAGGATTATGTTTCGAATGTGGAACATCAAACACAAACGTAATCCTCACCTCATCTCCAATATTTTTAGTTCCATGTGGAAGTTTATTGTTGAACCACAGCAAAGTTCCAGGTTCAACAATAACTGATTCACCACCTACTGTATATTCATAACGACCTTGGATAGAGAGGTGGTACCTATCCCTTGTCAAATAATAACTTCCAAAATCTATGTGTGTACCAACAATTTCACCAACAGGCAATGACAGAAAAGCACACCGTGAAAACTTTTTGAAGTTTCGTTTTAGAAATCCAACAATCTCGGTGTGCTTATTATAAGCAGGTGTTGGGATACAAATCTCTGTATCACCAACAAACTCATCTGCTCGAGTAACTGCACCGATGACCAACTGTAACACATCAGCAGTAACAATATACTTTGTTGGGTCTACTTGGTCTGTTCCACTTAATTTCTTTTGTGAACCCCAATCTTCTGGATATTTTTCTAGTTGTCTCATTATCTTTGAAACATTGATACCAGTTTTAATGATACGAATATTATCCAAAGAAACTCTCCAATGAATTACTTTTCTCTGTTGACCATTCGATACAATCTAAAATTACTTTGATTGGTTCAAGGAATGATTTACTGAATTGCATATCATAATCAATATATTCATGCAAACCAAATTCAGCAGGCAGTCTATTGGGAAAAGAAATGACCGTATCTTTAAATGCATTAGGTTGTTTTAGATAAGCAAACTTAATCTTTTCACCCTCTTGAATTCTAGGATATTTCTTTTCAAGGCCCAACAACTTCAAATTGAAATTGTAAATGATAGCACCCTTAACATGAATAGGTGTGCCTTTCTTATACAACGTGGCAGAATCAGAATAATCTTTTAGACCATTCAATCCACGAGGAAAAGAAATTTCTTCTGGCGGAAGACTCTTAAATTCTTGTTTGAATTGTTCAATGAAATCGTGAATGTCAGATTCAGTACCATTCATCATAATGTTAATTGATTGTCGCATCTTCTCACGCACAGGCGCAGGAGTAGATGACTTGACCATTTCAAGACCCATCACTTTGATTTGAGGTTCATTGTATGCAACGCCTTCGTTGTTATACACATTCAGAATATACCGTTTCTTTGCAGTCCAAATGCCTTTGTTCGAAAGCGCTTCACGCTTCATTTGCATTTTTTGGTCATACGCATGAACATACGTAGCAAGTTCCTGGTAACTCTTATCAATGAACGGTTGTATTTTATCCTCACATACACGGTCCATGAAGTCAATAACTTTCTGTTTGTCGATGTTTGGAGAGACAGAGTTTTTCTGTCCAGTTCCATAAACTTTATCAACAAGTGGACCAAGATTAAGATAAATTGAATCTGTGTCTGAGGCGATAACATAATCTGTATTTGTTTTCAACAATGAATTTAGGTATTCATTGAGTTTACTTTCAATCCATCTAATAGACAACTGACCAGCAGTAGTGACCCCAAGAGCCATTCGTAAATCATAAAAGCGGAAATACTGGCTACCAAGAGCACCGTAAGCAGAGTTAAGAGAAACTTTCTTTGCAAGTTGTAGGTTGTTATATCTAGCAATTCGTTTTTCAATTTCATATAGTTTAGATTTATCTTTTTCAACTTCATACTCCTTCTTGGCAGTAATCATCATCTTCTTAAATTTGGAACGGTCAACATACATTTCTTCCAACATTCTAGGTAAGAAACCTTGTCTTTCGGTTGTGAAATATTGTCCGTTCGGTGTGATGGTCACACCTTCAAGTTTAGATAAATCAACTTCTTTCATAAGAAGTTTCTCAACAGAAACACCACGAGAAATCACTTCACGCATATCAGATGTATAATCTTTTACTTCAATCAAAGTTTCTGGTGAAATATTATATTGCATCATCAAATGAGGATACAAACTGTTCAAGTCAAAAGATGCAACCCAATTATGAAGACCGATTTGTGGTTCTTTAACATACGCACCTTCAAAGGCAGAGTTTTTGGTCTTATCTTCTTTTGGTGGCACAATGATGTTTTTGTCCAACAGGTAGTTGTAAATCAGAGCATCCCACATACGGGTCTGTGCAAAGATATCTTCAAAATTACATTTCGTATCATAACCAAGAGTTAGTCCCAATTCAATCAGTTTCAGTTTATCTTCTAATTGAAATACCAAGTCAACGTCTTTGATGTTATACTCAATAAACTTTTGATGGTCAAGGCGATACAGTTGGTGCAGGTTATCAAACTCATCATATGATAGTTTGTTTTCACCTAGTTCAACTGATGCAATATGGTCGAGGCGATATGATTCTTGTGACTTACCATTAGGCGCATACCAACGATACAGTTCAATGTAGTCAAGTGTTGAAAGACCAACGAATTCATATGCGGTCAATTCTCGGTTGTTTACAACAGCCTTACGACTATTGATGAAACCCCAAGGCGACAACTTATTAGTTTCATCTTCACCAAGAATTTTATTGAATCGGTTCACAAGATATGGAATATCAAAGAACTTAATGTTCCAACCAGAGATAACATCAGGACAATTTTCTTCCCAATATCTCAAAAACTTTTTACAAAGGTTATATTCATCATCACATTTCACATATGTGATTTCACCTTTTGTGTTCTTGTCTTTCTCACGGTCATACTCACCACAACCCCAAACGACAACATCACCATTTAGATAACGCAAACAAATAGCTGTAATGGGTTCATTAGCAAGGTATGGGTCAGGGAAACCATTCTCTGAACCAACCTCAATATCGAACATTGCAATTGATAATTGATTTATATCCCACTCAACCATGCCTTTCTGTGTGTCAGCAATAAATGCATAGGCATAACTGTTGTTACCATAAATCTTAAAATTTTCAACTTCATTATATCGTTTAACGAAATCACGAGCCTCACGAATAGATTCGAATTTCATAGGCTCAAGATATTCACCTTCGAGTGTGGTGAAGTTGGTCTGTTTCTTAGATGGCAAATACAAAGTCGGCGTATAAGCAATTTTAAGCTTAACACGCCGACCGTCTTTGACACCTCTATAAAGAATATTGTTGCCGATACTGGCAACATTGGTGTAATATCTAGTCATTCAATAATTATATCACATCTTTGGAATGGCTGAGGCAATTTGAATACCACTACCGAATACTTGATTATATTGATTCTCCAATTCTACAACAGGAGTAGTAATGCAGAGAACTGAATCCATCGGCACTTTAATTCCTGTTGAAAACTCTTGTGAGTATTCCAAGAAAGGAGCAAAACCAATCATAGGGCCTTCTTTTGAAGGTTGCACAATTACTTGAACTGGTTTTTTAATTACGACTTCACCATTGTCGGTGCAATCAATATGGCCCAAAATTGTTTGGTTTGTCTTGAATGTTATTAACTGTATCGTCATATTTTTTAATCTCAATAACTGATTCTATAGGTTGTTTATTGGCATAATCTACGGCTTCAGCAAAAGTTGGAAAACTTCTGGAAGAAACCATTTGGCTGCCTGTCATATAATAGGTAACTTTATACATTTACCTCTGTCCCTGCTGGTAGGACACCGATGGTTACCCATCGTTTAGGGAAAAGCATTTCCCTTCCACGATAATCGTTCATATCGGCAGTTGGGTCTTGAACCCAACCAAGAACTTCAACCATATTGTCAAATTCCCGTAAATGCAAATCATACCGGTCTGCACGAGGCAGTTTATATTCAACGGCGAGTTTCTTTGCAATTTCACGAATGTTCATATTTTCTTTCATAGTTTCAACAGAATAAATGTATTATAACAGGATTATTGTTTGTATGCAACCATTTGTTGCAAGTTTGCCTTAGATAATTTCGTAGTCTTCTTTACCGCAACCACATTCAGGGCAGACAAAATCATCAGGTAAAGTATTCCAATGACCTTCTGTCTCATCATCATGTTCGTGGCCACATACTACACACACATGTACTTCATTCATTATAATGTCTCCAATACTTCTTTATATGCATTTGCATGACGTTCTTCTACTTTCTTTAAAGCATGAAAACGCTTTTCAGCTTTGACGAGTAGTTTCTTAAATTGTTCGGCATGTTCAGCACTTTCAACAATTTGATTTCTAAATTCGTTGAGTGTAATTGTATCACCTTCAACAAGTGCTTCTGCTTCAAATTTAGGATACATTGTAGTGAACTCATATGTCTCACCCTCAATGGCCTTTTCTAAACATTCTTTCGTTGATGGTTTACCAATCAACAATTCAAGATGACCCCACGCATGTAGAATCTCTTGGTCTGCTGTGTGTTCAAAGTGTTTAGCAACATCTTCGAAACCTTCTTCACGAGCAATCTTTGCAAAGTAGCGATACTTGATGTGAGCCATTGATTCACCTGCAAGTGCGCTTTCTAAATTTTGTAATGTGTTTGATACTTTATCAAATGGCATTTTATTTCCTTTATTTCGTTTGTTCAGCAAGTTGTTTATAACCTTGCATTGTTGGGTGAACTCCGTCAGAGCTCATATGTTTTTCTGGTCTCGAAAGAACAGTATCACCATATTCTTGTGCAATTTTTTCAATTGCTGTTTGAGGAATAGGTTTACGTTCTTTACCAGGACTAATCCAAAAAACACGTTTACCTTTAATGCTTTCACGCATCTTTCTTAATTCGGCTTCGGTCTTAACACCTTTGTGGTCATTTGCACCAAGACTAATAATAATTGTCTCAAAGGGTTTTGATGATGCTTTGTCCAAATAATCTTTATTCCATTGCCAACTATTCCAACCACCTCTAGAATAACTAACACACTCTTTACGAACAATAGAAACACCAACAGCGATACTATCGCCAATCACCATACAATCAATCATTTTTTAACGAACCTTGTAAAATCGGGTTTCTTCCAACCCTCTGGTTTAAGAACTTTTCCATCTTCACGCTTCAAAACTTTTCCTGTTACACGGTCAATCTTCTTCAGGTTACTCAAAGAACCTTCATCCCAAATACCGTCACACTTCCAACCACGAGATAACATATAACCAACGATGACCCAAATTGTATCAAAACAGGCATCTGCTGTTTCTACATCATCACCTTTAGTTACAGCGTCAATGAATTCATTGTATTCTTCGTTGATTAAACGGCGATACAGTAACGCTTGGTCTTCATTGTCTTCGGTTGTGGTTTGTCCCGCTGCGTTCATAAAGACATGCACATCAGTAAAAACTTTAGTCATTATAATTTATCTTTCCGTAATTCATGTTCGTAGGTTCTTTGGCGTAATTCACTTGAACTAAATCTATGTTTACGTGAGTTGTACCAAATTTTGATACTACGTTCTTCACAAATTTGTTTACCTGTGAATTCTTTTCCTTCATATTCTTCACCAATAAAACGAATGTTGATTGGTAAGAACATTAGTAAATCTTCTAAGTCTTTTTCGGTTTGATATACAATAATTTCATCAACAAATTTCACAGCGGACAATTGAACATATCTTTCAACTACCGATTGAACTGGTTTGTTTTTTGTATTTGGTCTATCAATTGTTGGGTCGGTTTGTAGTGCGACAATTAGATAGTCACATACTTGTTTTGCTTCTGCAAGCATTAAGATATGACCTGCGTGTAACAAGTCAAAGGTTGAACAGGTGAAACCTACTGGTTTACCAATCATTTCATCAGGTAAAACTAACATCATATAACTCCATTATGAAAAGAAAACCAAGACGTACAGATGCAGAGGTCTTGGCCGTGTTACTAATATGTATTTAGCGATTCATCACATACATTGTGATTTCAAATCCAAAACGCATATCAGTAGCTGAGGGTGTAGTCCATTTCATAGTAATTCTCCTATTTTGTGTGGATTAATTTCCACATCCTTATATTATAACAATACTGCATCAAAATCAATAGAGAAAATCATTAATTTTCTTTTTTATCCTTAACTTCTTCCATATACAGAACACCATCTTTCATTTCAAGGTTCAAAACGGTGCCTTCTTTCCAACCCATATCTTCAAGTAAGTCGGTAGGAAGTTCAAGAATAGCATCACCATTCTCACAAATTTCTGCAACATTTGCGGTATATGTTTTAGATTCGTTCAACTTTTACTCCTGCTTTTTCCAAGAATTGTATGCCATCTTCACTACGATAGCTGTTGCGATAAAAAACGGAATTGATACCAGACTGATATACCAGTTTTGCACAATCCAAACAAGGGGCATGAGTGACAAAAAGAGTAGCACCGAGGCCAGATTCAGTTGATTTTGCCAACTTAGCGATTGCATTTGTCTCAGCATGAAGTACCTCAGGTTTAGTTTTTAAACTGTATCTACGCCAAACATTTGATTCTTTTGGATACTGTTGTTCACTATGAGGCCATCGTTCTTCAATCTCATCAGGATTTAACCAACCACCTGCGCCTTGGTCCATGTATTCTTTGTCTTCACAGTTGTTATCCCAACCTGAAGGCATGCCATTGTAACCGATAGAAATAATTCTATCATCTTTAACTACAATAGCACCAACATGTAAACGCCTAGCATGACTAAGACCTGCGAATGTCTCCGCAGTTTTCATGTAGGCTTCAATCAGCTTGGGCTTCATCTTTGCGTTTTTTCTTTTCAAACACTTTAGACCCATCAATCTGAGCCTGAATCATCATATTCTTGTAGGAGTGGCGTTCAACGGGGTCAACAATAGTTGCCATTACACGTTTGACCTGACGGTCGATGCGGAAGTTTTTATCTTTTTTTAACATGATTTAATTATACACCAAAATAATATAGTTGTGAGGCAAAAATGGGGTCATTGCGACCCCAAAGTTTAAGCTGCTTCTTGAAGCAACTTAGGTTTTGTAAAATTGATTTCTTTCGAAAACTCAATCTTACGTGGCTTCTTATGTTCAGGAATGATATTCTCCAAACCAATTGTCAAAATGCCGTCTTTGAATTTAGCACCACGAACTTCGATGGTGTCATTCAAACGGATAGACTTGGTAAAGGAACGAGTACCAATTCCACGATACACATAGTTGACCTCAGATTTATCGGACTTCTCACCCTTAACGACAAGAGTGCCGTCTTGGATTTCAACCGAAACTTCATCTTCACCAAAACCAGCAACAGCCATTTCAACGATGAAACGATTATCGTCTACCTTGATAATGTTGTGTGGTGGGAAAGTGGAGTTTCGGCTTTGTTGACCTTCAACGATACGTTCTAGTTCATTGAAAAGGTTATCGAAGCCAACAAATTGTGGATACAATGTTGCAAAGCGTGTCATAGTTTCTCCTTATTAAGCGAGTTAATGAAATGTAACCCCGAAGGCGTTACGCATCCAGCTTACCTTATACTGGCTCGAACTTTCGTGTCGAGGGTGTAATTACACGGACGCCTTATGCCGTAGCGACCAACGGAACCTAAGGTAGGTGTTCTTGGCAGATATTTACAAGGGTGCCGCCTTGTTCCCATCCCGAGGGATGGTTTATTTAGTTTCTACGTATGCGTTTTTATTAACCAAATACTTCCGATGAGGCAATTCTGGCTTATATACCTTGATAAAGACATAATTAGCCTCTCTAATTTCATCGGTCACATCATCACAATATACAATCTCTCCAGTATACGTGTTCTTTAATTTTACAAGTTTCATAATATAAACTCATTATTACTCCGGGATTTTCTTACCAATATTGTATTTGGCTATAAGTTCCCAATCGTCCTTTTCTTTGAAAGAAATAATTTTTATTTGGTGTAGTGGTGCAATATTGTCAATCATTACTTGTGGGTTTAGAATGGTAACTAGACCCCATTCTTCCAATAATTTGGCAATTGCATTCCTTCTTTGTATATCATTCTCTGAAATATTAGAAGGTTTTCCATCTAAAGCAAACAATTCTTTAAAGTGTACCACATAGTAACGACCCTGCTTATGTAAAATGTGGCAAGACTGATAAAGGACCTTTTCTTTGCGTGAAGACACGCCAATACGGGTCAATGTCTCTCTTACTTTTAAAAAGTCATCTTGTTCGTTGAGCTTTACTTCAACGAACTTATTTAAATCTACCATCTCACTTCCTCAATCCACCGATATCGGTTTGTTCTTTTAATTGTTGGATTTGTTCATTGCTAAGTAGGCGTAGAGCCTCACGGGCTTTGGTGTCTGAAAAACCATAGACTTGTTTGATACATTCCAAATCATCATTTTTCTCGGTCTTAGCCCACTTCGCAAACGGCCGTTTCTGTGACCGCACGGTATTTAGTAAAAAATCAAACTGCAACTTTTTATCAAGGAAGTGTCGTCTGTTCATCTCATTTGCATACATGATACAATCTTTATGATATGACAGACTACGGTTCACCAAAAAAGGTTGATAGTCTTTCTCAGTTAATTCATCTACAATAAGAGGTTTCTTATTCTGTAGGATTGCATTTACATAATCAAAAGGACTCATAACTCACCAATGTCTAATAACACCTGCCACAATAAACATGTTTGTGACAAGGTATGAAATAATAATAATGGTTCTAATCATGGCGATACGGTCAGCTTCCTGAACAGTATAACCACTCTTTTCACCTATGGCCTTGGCCCACAATCTCCACCACTTTCTCATACCACCAACATTCTTACCAATCCAATAGTGTCGATAGTTGTTAACAGTATGTAGTTAGCCAACATACCAAATGACTTACGAGTATAAGCAGCCCAAGCATAGATAGCGCAGCCAAGAATCCACACAGGGTAAAGAACCAAGAGGGGAGGTGTTGGTACGGTAAGTGCCATTGTAATGCTACACCCAATACTAATAGCCCAAGCAAGAAGTTCGGCAACAAAGCGAAAACGATTAGAATACCAGTCATCTGCAATCCAGTCCCATAATTTCAATAACATATCATTCATAATCTATTTTGTAAGTAACTTACAGCCTTTTTAACACCATCAAGGTTATCACCGAGTAGACCAATTGCTGTATTGCATTGTCTACAAATCCAACCTCTGAATGTACCCCTCACAGGGTCATGGTCTAAACACAAACTATCTTTACGTTTAGTTAGTTGTTGGACATATTCTTTACCACAACATTCACAATGAGTGGTTATTGGGGGTGCAGTCTTACGTAGTTCTGCAACTTCTTTAAATCGTTTAGCTTTACAAACCTTACAACGATTGTCGTGACCATCATGGTGCGTCTTATTCAAAGGAAACTCTGACAGAGGTTTATCCTCTTTACAATACAAACAAGGTTTGGTTGTATTTAAATCAAAGTTATTCTTTGTCATACAAACTCACACGATACCATCAATTCAGTTAAGCATGCTACTAGATTAATTTCAGTATCAGCAACAAACGCCTGTTTATATTGATAGTCAGCAAGAATGATTACAGCCTGAGGAATAGATTGTGGTTTCATCAGGTCATACAATGCATCATACAGTTGACGGAATACTGTATTCGTATCCATATCACTTGTAGCAACCCATTTACGAATAGCACCAAAATCTTTCTCTTTGATGTGTTTGATAATCTCCGTAAGTTGGACATTACCAATCTGAGAAAGAATACCTGTATCAATCTTGCCAAACTGAGCATAACGCTGTAGTTCATTAATGACACGGCGGAAGTCTGGGAAGTGTTTCTTCACCAATTCTGCAATTACCTTGTCTTCATACTCAACTTTTTCACTTTGCAAAACCGACTGAATTCGTTTGAAGAATTGACCAGCCATCTGTGTCTTCTCTCCGCCCTTGAGCGCAAAGTCAATCACAGCACAACGACTGTGCAATGGTTCAATGATACGGGTTTTGTAGTTACAAGTAAAGATGAATGAGCAGTTGACCGCAAATTCTTCAATAGCATTACGCAAAGCAGGTTGCGTAGAGTTGGGGTTTAGATAGTCAGCCTCATCAATGATAATGACCTTACGACCACCAGTCAATGACATACTTGAAGCATAGTTCTTAATCTTGGTACGAAACGTGTCGATACCAGATTCGTCAGAACCGTTAATGACCATGTAATCACAACCGATTTCTTGGCACAAAGCCTTCGCAACGGTTGTCTTACCAACGCCTGCACTACCAGCAAGTAGTAGATTAGGAATTTGTTTTTGATTTACATATTCCTGAAATGGTTGTTTTAGTCGGTCAGGAAGAATACATTCTTCAATAGTTTTAGGACGGTACTTCTCCGTCCACAATAGATGTTCCATAACTCACCACTTTCATAATAAAATAATATTGTATCACAGTTTAGACCAAATCAGATCCATTTTTAATCTCCTCGATACGGCGTTCTAGTACACCAATAGCTGTATTAAAATGTCCTGTGCCTTCTCGGTCAGGATTATAATAATATCTACGGAGAGTTTCAACTTCGGTTTCTAAGACCGCAATATATTCTTCACGAGTAGTATCAAATGTTTTCATTATTTTTTCTCATTCAATCTAGCAACAACTTCAAGGTAAGGCTCGGTGACCATCTCTGTGATAGTTTGACCCATTCGAATCAAGCAACCGTTTTCATTGTCTTCAACATACAAAACGGCATCTGAATTAATTGCAATAGAAACACCTTTAGGTGTAGTAAAGAATTTCAACATGATTAAGCCTTCTCAAATTTAGAACCAGTTTCAGTTGTAATCCAATACTGCAATTCAGCAGACTTGTGTTTGAAGTGAGAGATTCCTTTTGAGGAGATTGATACAGTATAAGCACCAGACATGAGTTTACTTAGATTCTCTGTCTTGAATACCATACGATATTTGTCTCCGTTGCCACCAGAAATTTCTAGAGCATCGGTGTGAGCAGAATCATTTTGTAGGTCAAGGGTGATAATCTGAACATTTGTACCATCAGATTCAACAGCAACTTGTGGTGAAGATAGTACGTTTGCTGCCCGCATAATCCAATCAAAGTCTTCACCAGACAATTCAAAAGTAATTTCTGGAGATGGCATCGTCAGTTGTTTTTCAGGCGGTACAACAATCATAGTTGGTTCGCAAAAGCGATACTTGATTTTACTACGACCCTTGTTGCCACAGATAACAACATGCTTTGAATCAAATTCAAACGATGGGTCATCTTTGTGTAGCGATACTACAGACAAGAAGTTGTTTAGGTCATACACACCAAACTCAGCGGGAATGTCCTCTTTGATAGTTACTTCAGCAAGAATGTTCTTGTGTGAAGAAACAGTTTTGAGTGTTTTACCTTTTTTGAAAAGAATGCCTTGGTTGATTGCACCAAAGTTCTTCAAAACAGATAGAGTTTCATTAGATAGTTTCATTATATACCTCACAGTTAATCATATTAATATTATACACCATTATCGAACAAATTGCAATAGCGTTTTGACTTTATTGCCTAGTTCATCAATTGAACCATTGTTCTCAATTACATGATTGAATTCGCATCCAATCCAATCCCATTCGGACTGGTGAACGCCAAGTTCTTTCATGTGTTTTGCCGCAGAATAGAATCCCTCATTCGCATCTTCTGCCACCTTAAACCATTCAGGTTCAGGTCCACGTTTTACCCGTACAACAACGCCGCCATTATCTTGGATATATTTTACTTCATTTTTAAACCTAACATCAGTAACAACAACGTCTTTACCTTTTGCACGGTTTAACAATGAGATAACCCAAATGTCTTCGTGAAATACATCTCTACCAGCTTCTGTACCCATCAATTGCAAAGCAAGTCTTGGAGTAAATTCGTAACCAAACTTTTCACTCCAAAACTTATCAGGTTGCTCACGCCAAGTCCTTGAAAACTCGGTGTTACCTTCTAGCAGTTCACGTGGCCATCCGAAAATGGAAGAACAGGCATCTTTTAATGGGCGAGCAAAACTATCGGGAATAAAACCTTCACTTGCGAGAAGGTCACCAACAGTTCCTTTACCGGAACCAATAAAACCTACCAGTCCTATAATCATGCGGTTGCCTCACTCTTTCGATATGTTACACCCTTTTTACCAGTTTCTGGTCTTGAATTCCAAAACAATTTGCCTTTAGACATTTGTTTCAGTCTTTGTTTTGCCATGTAACGGCGCATTTGGTATTCATCAAATGATTCACCTTCAAGGCGTTCAGGCACAAACAGATTTTTAATTTCTGTCGGTGCAGTTTCAATTACCGGTGTTGGTGATGTGGTGTTTTCTTCAACTTCATTCATTACAATTTTCCTGTAAACTGAGCAACAGCAGGCATATTACCAGTAAAGGCGTATGTACCAATGTGTTGTGTTTTCATCCAAGGACACAAATAGATTTGTCCATCCATTTTACGCCACATTTGACAGAACATATAATCTTCCGACAAATAGCGGTCAGAACCACCACCAACAATAGATTCTTTGGTGTCAATTACAGTATCAAAGTAAGCATGAATGTAACGAGTACCGTCAAAGTTGGCTTGACCAACATGGTCTGGTTTGTAACGAATCAATGGATATTGTACAGCCATCTTATCGAAAACGTGACGTTTAATCATCATAAAACCAGTACCAATTTCCATAACTTCAAGAGGTTCGGTAACTTGGAACTGTGATGTGCCTTTAACTACGTTGAAGACATACTCACCTACCAATTGTTCCAATTCTCTAGGGTCAATATTTGGATGGTTGCGGGCAGCAGTTGCGATATTGCCCCAGTTCATTGATTTTTTAGGATATGGGCCACCGATAACATCTTTATCTAGTGCCATCAAAGCAATTACATCTTGTGGATTGAAATGAATGTCGCTGTCAATAAACAGCATGTGTGTGTAATCTGTGCGTAGGAATTCATCTACAAGATAATTACGAGCTCGAGTAATCAATGATTCATTGAACAGGAATGAAAATTTAATTTCGATTCCATATTTTGCCATGGTTGCTTGCAGGTCAAGACAAGACTTCATGTAGAGTCCGTGGTTCATACCGCCATACATTGGGGTTGCCACGAATAGTTTGTTTTTTCTTAGTTCTTCAACTTTGACTTGTATTTCCATAATGTATCCATAAAATAAAAAAAAGAGGAGTGATACTAATATGTATCCAACTCCTCTTGTGGCCTAAGTTTTAATTAGGCAAAAGCACGTTCACCTGAAGAACGGACAGCAGCGATGCCAGCGGCAACGATACGCTTGGTAGGAGTACCAAGACGGTAGAAAGAAACTTTCTCGCCGTTGCTGTTGATGCGGCTGTTAAGGTAAATTGCATGACCTTCGTTACGCAACTCATTGATGGTTGCGGATGGGTTTGCAACACCAAAGACAGACTGCATTTTGTTTGCGGTCAAAGTGTTGTAAGAGCCTTCTTTAGAAAGGTAAGCAAGAATTTTAGATTTAGTGGACATTAATAGTCTCCATAATAAACACGAATCGCACTTTAAAAAAGTATTTGAGAGGCGATTCAATCTCTCAAATCAGATAACAGTATAACAAACTAATGTAAGAAAGTCAAGCACTATTCAGGTACAAATTAAAAAAGACCCGACTTTCGCCGGGTCAAGTGCTGAACCAACTTCAATTAAAAGGGAATTTCTTCATCCATTGCCTGTTGAGGAATTTCAGGGGCAACTTGCGGTGCATTGATAGTATCAGCATTAGCACCCGCATCAACTTTGGTATAGAGGTCAAGGAAACTTGCCTTAGTGTCATCATCAAAACGATTCAAACACAGGCCAATCGCCTTCATCTTATCACCAAAGATACCATAAGTTTCAACAATGTGTACCAAACGGCGGGTCGAAATCACTTCATCACAACCGCCATCAACGAATGTTTTACGAATAACATCAGCCCATGTAACAAGTTTCTCACCGAACTCATCATCTTCACGGCCAACCGATACCAATTCTTTCTGAATGATTTTCTTTTCAGTCTTAGCAGGAGGAAATTCTTGTTCGTAAGTATTACGAAAACGCTCAAGGAAGGCTTCGTTCAATACGTTGGTAAACATATAACGGCCATCTTCTGAACCTTTACCTTTTGTGTTCGCAGTAGCAAACACGGTAAAACCAGGAGCAGGGTGAATCAATTCACCTTTCTTTTTCAACATGAAAGGTTTACCTTCAAGTACACGTTGAAGTGCCGAAAGGTTCTGAGCGCCGTAATCAATCTCATCAATACAAAGCACAGCGCCTTGTCGAGCGGCAGTGGTCACAGGACCATCACGCCATTCCATATTGCCGTCAACTAGAACATAGTTACCAAGCAAATCACTTTCATCGGTTTCAGGTGTCATTGACACACAGATAAATTTACGTTTAGCTTTGGCACAGGCCTGTTCAACCGACATGGTCTTGCCGTTACCAGAATGGCCTGTAATGAATACAGGAAAGAATCGCATTGATTGAACAATGGAAAGAACATCATCAAAGTTACCAAACGGAACATAATTCTTGTACAGTTTGGGAATCAAATCGGATGTTTCCAAATCCGTTGATATATTTTTAATTCGGTGTTCAGATTTATCTACAGTTTTTGTCATAGGCAATACTTGTGCGGTCATTTCAATTTCGGCACTAGGCACTTTATACAGTCCCCGACCAACTCGGTTATTTTCTTCTTTAGTGAAAAATTGAGCACCAGACATACCCAATTCTGAGCAGATACTTTTAATCTCAGCTTTTGTGACCGTTGACTTACCCAAAGAGGCAAGAGAAGCAAAAAACTTGGAACGATTATCAGCACGATTCATCATAATATAAACTCCATCATCAATCAAATTATAGAACCATTATACATCAGGTGGCTTTGTTTGTCAAGCCCCTGTTGTATAAAAGCAACACTTAGGCAGCAATGCCCTGTATGAAACGGGAGACAAGCACCCGATTAACTTGTTTCTGTTTATTGAATTTCATAAAAGCAGACTTCAACCGGTGTGCGGTAACTTTACCTTCAAATTCAAAATCTTCATCATCCGTTTGCAAATCATTACCACCAGAAATCATATAGAATTCATTGTAGCCTTTAGTATTAGAAATCAAGAATTTATCTTCTCTGAGTTTCTTAACCAATTCTTTACTTCTATCTTGAGCTACCCATTGATTGGTTTCTTCTTTCAGGTCCTGAATAGATTTACCATTTTCATCAACATATCGGTTGTAGATAGCAGCACGAGCATAACCGTGGCGACCAGCAACAATGAAGAAACCAAAAACTTTGGACTTCGTAACTGCCTTAAACCAAGTTAATGTAGCACGAAGCAATGGGTCAGAAGCACTTGCACCTTTTTCTTCCAGTTTTGTTTCAAATTTATTTTTACGGTCAACCAATACAACATTCTGATATCGTTGGTCAAACCACTTTGTGGCTACACCAATAACATTTTGGCCAGAGCGTCTATCATAAACTTCACCTTGAACATTCACGCTGTGGGTGTAGTCAGAATCACCGTCATGGACAACAATTAAACTGGTCATGTCAAGGTTATTAATCTTTTTGAATTCTTGCATGACTGGTGCAATCGCAAAGATTGATTGAATCAAAGGTGTATTAGCCAAACTTTCAGATTCAGGTCTGCCAATTTTAGTGTAACGACCTTGTGAATAACCTTCTTTCAACAGAACCATATTACGCAAGCATTTGTTATACTCGGCATTAGTCATCTTTGAATTCAGGTACTCACGCAGATGGACATTGGACAAATTGATTTCACCAACATTATTGGCAAAAGAACTCAAATCATTTTCTTTGATAGTATACCTATTAAGTTTCATATCAATGTAACGAACATCCATGTTGTCAGTAAAAGAATACACAACAAAAGGAATATTCACTTTGCGACAGAACATGGTAAGAACCAAAATCTGTTCAATTGAACCTGCCATGTTATCCGACATAGAACCAGAATAGTCAAGTAACAACACCAGACCGTGAGACTTACCTTTAGGGATATGCATCACTTTACGGAAGATATTGTCATCGAATTTGTAACCAGCAAGGCGACCAATATCAATGTCACCAGAATCGGAAACTTTATTTTTGGCAAACGCTTTCGCTGCCTTTCTCATTTCAAATTCTTTGGCAAGCAAAGAAACATAACGCTCATTCTTACGTTTGAATTCGGTTACCAATTCTTTGACATAACTTTCTTTCAAAGCATAATACGGGTCTTTATCAGCGATACGACCATCATAATATTCAGAAAGCAATTCTTGAACACGTTTAGCAGGCGTATAAATGTTTTTGGCCTGAATAGTAGGCACATTTATATACACATACTCTTTACACTTTTCATCAAGAAGCAAGTCTTCATTCGTGCGGTAAGTATCGTCAGTTTCACACTTAGGTGCAAACTGGTCACCATATGATTCGGTAGAATCTTTGAAACGATTTAGTTTAGTGCCATTTTCATCGGGCACTTCTTCTGGTTGTTCTTCCGATTCAGGAACATCTTTATTGCCAGATTCGTTTTTGTTTTCAGAATCATCAGCTTCATCCGTTTCTTCTGGTTGCTCATCTTGAGCTTCATCGGATTGTTTTGTATCTTTAGGTTTCTCAGACGACCGTTCAGGTTCTTGATTAGAATCGGTTTCTTCCGAATCATAATCATATTCATAATCATCTTCATAATCGTCACCATCATCGGAACGGCCAAACGATTGGAAATCTTGCATTTCCATCATTTCAAATTGCTCATCTTTTGAGTATGCGTAAATTTCATCCGTAACACGCATAACATCATCCCAAGTTTCTAGTGCAAGAACCTTGTTAATTAGGTTTTGTTCATCTTGGGAAAACTTAATGTAAGTGGCAGTATATTGCGATTTGGTAAAAATATTCAAACGCTCAACGAATGCCATGCCGTTAATATCACGGCCTTTAATGCCGAAGAAATCTCGGTCCATCAATTCTTGGTAAGCATTACGAAAAGATTTGGTCAGGCCAGGATAACGGCGTTTAACTTTCTTTTCAATACGAGCATCTTCAACAACATTAAGGAATGATTTAAAGTTTTTACCTTTACTTTTATCAACAACGGCATCATGCCAACCATCCGCAGGTGTGTACAATGCATGGCCAACCTCATGACCGCAAAGCAGGTCGTACAAGTCACCAGTCATATTTTGCCAAATTGGCAAATACAGTACACGATTTACGGGGTCAAATTTAGCGGTGCGAATCTTTTGGTGTTGCACCGTGAGGTTCTCGGTTGCCATCAATTTGGCAAGCTGAGACTTTTGTTCGGCAGTAAAAGTTGTCATTTAGATATCCTATTACGATTTATAGGACTATTATAACATAACTGGCCGTCTTGTCAAGCCCCCTGTTGCGGTAAAACAACAGTCGGGAAGTCAATGGAATCAGAGGGTTGGAGCGGATAACAAGAGTTAAACTTGCCTGCCTATGGGGATAGGTTGTCTCGGACTCTCCGCAATTGTGTTTATTATATAATTATATATGCACTTTGTCAAGCGTTTTAACGACCAACTTGGCAGAGATACTTATCTTTTGCCTGTTCCCATGTTAGGTAACATAGGTCATCATAGAAAAGGGTATCATTATTATTACGACTTTTCTTTACTAACTGTTTGATACGGGGTTTCGCATGTTTGGTTTTCCAAATCTCAACCAATGCCTCTACGCTTGTATCAAACGATTTAACCAAGTCTTTATCTTCAATTTTTTTGTTTAGATAATCAATACTGTTATCATATAAAGGTGACCAGTAAATACCACGAGCATGGTCTGTACGAATCAATTCTTTAGGAATGTCCAACTTACTATAAACAAATTGTAATGAACGATTCTTATGGTCACGCTTATGTGGTTGTCCTGATGGTTTCTTTGCAACATACCATTCAAAATACTTGCGTGTATGTTTAGCACGAAGCCAATCACGAATCTCATAACGAGTATCTTTCTCAGGTTCAAATGATACAGAACCTGCGGTGAAACCCATTTTCTGCCAGTGGTCTAGACCATCATACTGTGATAGACCATCGGCCTTTGTACGACCATATAATGATGTAGTTGTTACCGAAACAAGTGTGTCACCATAAAGTTTCTTCCATAATTGTTGCACAGGGTCAGCAAGGCATAACAATGCAAGTAGTTTACCACCAACGTAATTGAAACCAAGTGGTTGCAAAGGAACAATTGTAGAGCCGATTGCAGAATGATTAATCATACCGCCTTGTGTTTTCAACTCTCTTGGCCAACCAATGTGATTGTCACGAGGTGTCAGGTCAAGGAAGTCAGATGAAATACAAATAACACCAAGATATTTCTTAGTTACTTTATCACGGATAACAAAGTTAAGATTACGCCCAATGTTAGAATTGTTCTTCATTGTTGATGAGAATGTTCTAATACAATTCCAAAGTTCAGGCAGGTCTGCCTCTTTGTTTGTATAAAGCATTTCAGGTTGTAGATTCAAATAATCTTCAGGTGTTTCAGGTACCCAAAAATTAGATTTGACTTCTGCAATTGCACGGCGTTGACCTTCATCAGCAAGAACCCGTGTCTCACCTTCCCACAAATCATTCACAACAACCGATGGGTACTTGTCTTGAACCTCACACCACTTTTGATATAGTGTGTATTCTTTAACATCCATACCAGAAACAAACGTGAGGTCTTTGATAATCTTATCACGCAATACTTCGTCAGTTAAAATGGCAGGTTCAACATTGTGTTCTTGCCATTTTGTCCATTGTGTTTCTACATCATCTTTAGCGTCAAACGTATAACTCATTATTTGTTTTTCTCAAATTTTCTAAACTTCTTCATCATCTTGGCTTGTTTTTGTCTTGCTAACAACATAGAAGTTTCACCAACATGTTTTGTAAATTTAATTCCATTCAGGTGGTCTAACTCATGTTGAAAACAACGTGCAGTCAAACCGTCTAGCCTTACCTGTTTGAGTTCACCATTTTCATTAGTGTATTCTACCTCAATAGATTTAGGTCTTTCTATTTTAAGTGATAAAGCAGGGAAAGAGAGGCAACCTTCACCTTGTTTTTCAACTTCTGCCGATGTAGATATGATTTTTGGATTGATACAGGCAATTTGAAATTGGTCTGTACCTATAATAAACACTCTTTGGAATATACCACACTGGTTTGCCGCCAAACCAAGGCCTGAATATTCTTTCATTGTCAATTTCAATTGTTGAACCAACTTTGTCATTTGCGGATTAGGCAAAGAAGAAGTATATTCTGGAATCTTTTCAGACAACATAGGAAGGTTGTCGCTAAAAACTGGCAACAACTCAACTTTTTCTTCTTTAATAATACCTAAACCAGTATCAATTGTTAATACATCACTCATCTTTATTCACCCAATCTTCTGCAAAAAATTCTGCATCTTCTTCATTTACAAATTTAGCTGTGTAGTATATACCCGATGAACTCTTTACTGTGGTAAAGTAACCATGTTCATCTTTATATACAGTTGCTTCCGTTTTCTCACCAAAAAATTTACTCAATTCTTTCATTTAACAATCCTACTAAAGTTTTTAACTTTCTCAAAACGAATCACATTCGCAAATTTGTCTTGTAAGATATCGCCCTTGTGTGAGATTACAAACAGGTTAACACCCTCAAGCATATGAAGAATCTTCATTAGTTCTTCTGTACCATTCGTATCAAGGCTTGAATCAAACACTTCATCAAGTATCAATAAATTGGTGTTGGAAGAATTCTTCAACTTGGCCACGGCACGCCATGTCAACATCAATGCCATATCAATACGTTGTTTTTCACCCTCACTAAAATTGTTATAGGTGAAATCATCACGATGCCTTGACTTGATTGTTTCTTTGAATGATTCATCAAGGTTAAAGTTGACAAAGAAATCCAAAGACGCTAAATACTTGTTGACAAGTTTATTAATTATAGGCAGGTACTGTTTAATAATCTTGGTCTTGATACCAGTATCTTTCAACAAACCAGAAGCGACTTCGTAATATGTTTTTTCTTGTATTAGCTCTTTCAACTCTGCTTGCAGTTGAGACAAAGAACCCTTTAATTCTTTCAGGTCTTGTTCTTCTTTTTCTGTCGTTACCTTGGATTGCTTAAGAGATAAAATCTCTTTCTCCAATTTGGAAATATACTTGTTTGTTTCCGTAATTGTTGTATTCTTCGTAGCGATTTCAATTTGTTTTGCCTGAATCTGTTTTTGGATTTCAGCAATAACATTTAACTTATTCTGTTCTTCGATTAATTTTTGTTCGAGCTCGGTGAGGCCGTGCTCACATTTGTTGGCCTTATCGGATAGACTGTTAAGTTCCGTCTCTTTAAACCCCATGGCAATGGCTTGCCTACAGGTTGGACAACTATCATTTGATTCAAAGAAATGTATATCTTTTCGAAATTTGGATAAGTTGCTTTCAATTTGCGATTCAAGTTTTCCAAGTTTCTTGACCTTACTCTCAATTTCAGTCTTACTAGCGACTTGTTTGGAGAGGTTCGATACATCTTGTGTAAGTCCGTTAATTTCTTCATGTATGGTTTGTACCACACCCTGATTACTCTGTACCTCTTGAACATATTGAGTCACCTTATTTTCATTGTTCTCCTTCAAACTCTTGATATGTTTATCTTGTAAATCATATCGTTGTTGAGTTAATTCGGATTCAGATTTCTTTTGTGTAGTCAAATCTTTATTGTTTGTCAACCTATCTTTCAATAGACCATTCATGGTAGAAAAGATTTGAATGTCTAATAGGTCTTCAATGATTGCTCTGCGGTCAGATGCCGACAATTGCATAAAGGGAACAAAAGATGCACTACCCAAGATAACAATCTGAGTAAATGATTTGTAGTTTAATTTGAGAATGAACTTCTCAAGGTATTCTTGATAGTCTCTTACTGCCGCATCTTGATTCAATAACTCACCATCACAATAGATTTCAAACTTGTTCGGTTTGATACCACGAATGACCTTGTATGATTTATTGTTTGAATCAAATTCAACTTCAACGACACAATCTTTACCATTGATTGAATTCAATAGGTTAGGTTTGTTGACATTACGAAACGCCTTACCGAACAAACCAAAACACAATGCATCAAGCATTGTTGATTTGCCAGAACCATTTTCACCAACAACTAATGTGTTTTGGTTATTATCAAGTTTGATTTCTGTATAATAATTACCAGTTGAAAGTAAATTCTTCCAACGGACAAAACGAAATATAATCATTCAGTAGTTTCTGTGTTTAATGCCTCAATGTAGAGTTCTCTCATCAGAGTTTTTAGTTTTTCACTCTCAACATTCAAAGTCAAATTATCAATATACTTAGACAAGATGGTCATAGTATCTTCAGCTTGGTCAATCAGTTCTTGGTCATTCTCAATTACAGTATCAGTAAAATCTTCAACGATTGAAATGTCTGATACGCCTGCCTTGTAAAGATTGTCAATAACATTATCAAACAAATATGGATTTTGTTTATTCAGTACAACGACTTTGACATACGTTTCTTTCAACGCACCAAAGTCATATCCTTTCCAATGTTCAAAGTCTTGCGTACCGTCATCATAATTAAGTTTATGAAACATACGATAAGGATTTTGAATAAACTCCAACTCTCTATTAGCTGTGTCAAAGGTATGAAAACCTCTTGGGTCATTATAGTCAGCCCAAGTCATTTCACCTGGCGTACCAACATAGTAGATATGCCCATCATTTGATTTGTGATGGAAATGTCCTGTCAATACGATATCATACTTGTTTAAAGGTTGTTTGTCAATACCACCATGACAAACATTGCCACGGTCCATTTCAAACCCATCAATCTCAAAATGTCCAAAACAAATTTGATTTGTACTGTTCTTTATTTTGGTAAAGATTTCATCTTGGTTGTCTGAGCAAAGCCAAGGTACAATATCAACTTCAACACCATCAAACGATACCGAATCAAACTCATCATAGATTGTAATGTTTTCATATTCTTGCAATAACAAACTGGTTGAGTTTACCTCAAGTGTGTTCTTAAACGCCACATCATGGTTTCCAAGTAATGTATGAAGTGAAATTTTGTTGTCACGGAGTTTGTCAAAGAAGTATTTGCGACACAGGTACAATGAGTTGAAGTTAATAAACTTCCTGCGGTCAAACAAATCACCAAGCTGAAAAACCGTATCAATCTTATTTTCGATTAGATACGGAAAGAATACTTCATCATAAAACTTTTTATAATAACGGTGAAACTCCAATGAATCACCACGCATACCGAAATGCGTATCACCTAGAATACAAATTTTCATGCTAATTGTTTTCTGAACCCTTCAATTTCATCTTTGAGTGCCAACTTTTCTTTCTTAAGCACCTTAATGATGTAATCATTGCCATGACTTTCGATTGCCTTACTTATTCGGGCATCAAGGTCATCGTGCTTTTCTTGTAAATGGGAAATATGATGTTCGATTTTCTCTCTATTCATTTGCACTCCTTTTAATAGAATAACACAAGTTTAGTTGTTTGTCAATGGTTCTTCAGGCAATTCTTCTTCAATAAACTTTTCAAGGCCTTTTGACTTGCTTTCTTTTTTCTTCTTTTTGTTTTCTTCAAAGTTTTGAATGAATTCAGAAATGTTCTCATACAATTCAAATTGCCTCATATGGCCATCCGAATCTTCATACATTTCAAACTCATCAAGTATACCAAACTGTTCTGTTGCCTTGTATTTGACATAGAGTTGTTTCTTCTCTTTCATAATACGGCGAAGGAACGCATAGTAAATAATTTGCGTGAAGTAGGCAAATGGGTTCTTTGATTTGTCGGGGTCAAAGTTTCTGAAATACATTAGGCAGTTTTCAATGCCGTCTGCAATCATCTCATCACGGAAAGAATAAGAGATGAAGTTTGGCTTCCTTGAAAGATGTTCTGCAATCTTTAGGAAACATTCACCAATATAATTCGGTATCTGTGGGTCAGGTTTATTTTCTTTAGATGCCTCTTTACAGGCCTCTTTATATTTGATTAGAGCTTCTAGGAAGTCTCCGTTGTTTACATAATGTTTTGGTTTTTTATCACTCATATTTGCCTTCTTTTTTGCTTGACATTGCTCTTGACAACTGTTAAAGTAGCGGTGTTCCGTTTGAAGATAGTTCATTAGATACCTTATCCAGTAGTTGTAACACTCGGGTTCGATATCCAAATCCCAACATCGAAGACTTCTCACCTGTGTCATAAGGAGGAGTTCTTCCCTTAGAATGGTATTGGTCAGAAGTCAAATCAATAAGTTTACCTTCTTTATCAACTGCCCACCAATGCCAAATATCTTCATCGTCAATTGCACGGTATAATTTAATATTCTTTGAACCAAAAATTTTCTGTAAGCAAGCAGACGCAGTATGGCAATGGCCAAACATTGGGTTTGTAGAATTTCTTTCAACCCATTTCTTTGGTAATAAATCTGGTGTAAGGTTGTTAATAATTACCTTAGACACCAAATCTAAATTTTGTTCATTGTAATCCATTAATGTAATCTGCCTTTACGTTTCAAAGACATGATTTGTTCCATATCTTCTTTTGTTATTTCTTCTGGTTCATCATATTCATCTACATCAAGTTCTTCAATATCACTCATATCATCAATACGTTCTTGCAAATTTTCTTGCAACGTATTATCACGAATGGCTTTTAACTGTTCGTGGTTTATTAGATTGCCATAATATTCTATTAGCATTTCTTTTGGTTCAATGATTGTTAAAATGTCCGTTGTGTAGATAGTGGCCATATTATCTTTAATTAACTCAATTGGCAACCATGGCATCATCATCATTACCGTACCACGTGGAGTTCTTTTAAATATTAAATGCATTGGATTATCCAACATAACAATCTCAGATTCATCATCTGCAAGATAGCCTGCGATGATATCTTCACCTGATTGTAGTCGGACAATTTTTATGGATGGTTCTGTCATTTTAGCTCGATGTTATAAAATTTGTATTCAAACTTTTCTTCATCGTATATTTTAACACGTTCTATGAAATGTTTCAATGTGTAATTGGCAAATTTGCCTATTCTAAAATCATCAGCAATGTCAAACAATACTGCCGCTTCTTTGTTGTCACCTTTGCGAAGACCACGACCAATAGATTGTAGGTTTCTTATGCGAGATTTGGAAGGTGAAGCAAATATAACATTATGTAGGTTGCGAATATTTACACCAGTAGAAAACGTACCATAGGATGCAACAATGATGGCATCTTTTTCTTTCTCGGTAATAGAACGAACTGATTCTCTTATCTCTACGTCAGTACCACCAAATACAAAAAATACATGGCGTTTCTTTGCATGTTCT